GGGGTAAAGAGATAAACACCATTGCCAGCGACAAGGATTGGCTGATCAGCGGCAGGAGTGTCTAATAGTGGAAGTCCGAGTTCGCTACGGCGCTCGTTCATAGTCTTGGTACCACCACGAAGTTCGAGATCAGACTTCTTTGCCATTTGCTCGTTATCGCGGATCTCGCCCACCATAAACTTGAACTCAAGTTCGCGTGGCATACCGAGGTATGTGTAAGAAATGTTGGTGAGCATCTTGCTGATCCATTGGACAAGCGGAGCCACACCGATTGACTGAGCGGCCTCTGCTTCACCTTCTTGGTGTCCGGACTGTCCTAGTCCACCCTTAGCGGAGAATCCAATTTCGGTTGGAAGTACGCCGAAGTGCCCAGTAATCGAAGTGATGAGGTACTCGTCGAGGTTCGACTTAAACTTCTCTCCATAGCCTTCATAGAACTGAGGCTTGAGGCCGGATGGCAAGATCAGAGCGCGCTTGCGTTGCTCAGTCTGTCCAGCAAGGTTGTCGTTAATGATGTTTTCGTATTGCTTCATTACGAGCGGATCGTTACCGAAGTCCGCATCTGAAGTCAGCATCATCTCAGGGCTAACGCCATCGGTATATTCAGCACGAAGCCATTGTTGGCGACGAAGGTAGAGATCGGCTAGAGGTAAGCAACGCTCAACTGGTGATGATCCATAGACGGAGTTTGCTCTACGGTTACGGATGAAGTAAGAAAGATCGTCCGAAGTGAACTCTCCATCGGCTTCGATATTATCGGAGTTTGCTTGGAACTCAGAACGAGGGAAGCCGTAAAGGATTTGCTGGTAAGCGGCCTGCGGAGGCATTGGGCGCATACCACGATCATCAAGGAGTGGCTTAATAGTAGATCCATCGAGGATTTGGAAGCCGTAGAGATCTCCACCAACGGTGCGTTGTGGCCAGATTGCCCACGCATCAAGAACGAGGATTTCTTCGAGCGCCATCATCATCCAGTCGATGAAGGTCAGACCATTAGCACGATCGGGGTTCTCCCAAAATGTACGAAGGCGATAAATCTCATCAGAGAACTTTGAGCGGGCTTGGCTCATAGCACGAGTGTGATCTCCACCGATCTCAGCAATAATTTTTTCGCTTGCATCTTCGGCGATAGTGATATCCCAGTCGAGTCCGGAGATCTTAGCCTTTAACACTTCTACGCAACGGCGAACAATGTCGATCTGTTCAGCGGCACCACGGAGTGTTTTGAATGGTACGAGTTTCTGCTCAGTACCGATGTTGATGTTTTGGGCAACTTGGTATTCATAACGGCGAGGATCTGCGCGGCCGTCTTCACGAAGTGGGTTGATTGCACCCGGAAGAATTGGAGAACCTGGTCCAAATGGAACGCCTGCAAGAATTGGATTACGAGGCAGTGGAGTTTGTGCGCCGTAAGTGTTCTGAGTATTTGCATCTCTCATCTGCTGTTCAGTCATAACGACTGCACCCGCAGGTAAATTAGATGGAGCCTTTTCAATCTGTTGTGCTACTGCCTTGGCTAGACGGTCGATTAGACCCATGTTGTCCCCTTAGTTATGTCCCTTGTATTACGGACTAGGTGTAATGATAGCGGTATTACATCGCGGACAGAACTTAGTCTTTTTAACAACTGGCAATCTGCAAGACGGACAGAAATCAGCCATGGCCGCCAGAGATCGAAGAGCATTAGATCCGCTCATCAAATCAGAAACCGCCCAGACCATCGCATCCATACGATCGGGCGACTTATCTGAATCCGGCTCCCATGTGACTAACTGATCTTCAAGTTGAGAGAAATCTGATCCAACTAAATGAAGGCGCAACTGTTCAGAGAGCGCAGAGATCGGTTCTGCTCGCACTCGCTTGCCTCGAGAGGCGTGAACTTTCCGATACGGGACCGTTGCATCAACTTGCCGGAGCAGGGACTCAATCATGTCGCCGCCATTGTTGGCCTCGCCGATGATTCGATCACATTTCCATTTGCGATACATCTCGATCGCTTTTCTTGCCCAATTCTCAGGCGTTCCTCTCATCGAGGCATCTTCAAGGATGTAGTAATGACCATCCGGCGTAGCGCCAGCGACCACGATTCCAGTTTCGTCCGAGCCTTCTCCGCTTGTGACGGCGGGGTCGATAGCAACGACAACCCTGAAATAAGGCGGGGCATTTTCGGGCTTGATTCGAGCCTCCTCGATCAGCGCTCTCGTCCATAGGGCTGAGTCTGATTCGTCAAGGATCTCGCCGTAAAGTTCCTGTCGTCCCATTCTGGTGCCTGCGTATCGGGCTTGTAGTTCGACTAGAGCCTGCGGAGCGAGGTTGTCGGCATTATCGAAGGTCGAGCCCCTGACGATCTTCACAGTGCCATCTGTGCGGCTAACAAGATTCCTAATTAGGGCAACAGGGCGCGGGGTTGTGGTGACAATAGTTCGAGGATGGCTACCTAAGCGCATACCGAACTGAAGTTGATCCCATGTATCCGGATAACGCCACGCCGCCAATTCGTCGCACCAAGCCCCGTGATGCTGAGGACCGCGCAAGCGATCAGGCTCATCGGCTGAGAAGAGTTTGATCTTTGAGCCATTGGTTAAAGAGATCGCTCCCTGAGATCTGTTGTAATCGGCAAGCGATCCGTAATCTCTGAGGATGTTGATAATTCCCGACTCACCTTCGGCGCATACATCACGGACATCGCTAAAGGTCGGAGCGACAATCGCCCACCTAGTGTTGTTCTGCGTTGTTGCTTCCCACGCCAGCCATTCAGCGGCAGTGCGAGTCTTGCCAGCGCCTCGACCTGCTAAATAAAGATAGATTGACCAGTTTTCATCATCACTCGGTAATTGCTCCGGCCTCGCTAGATCGTTCTCCCACGCTATCCGGCGATCCTGAAACTTCTCGTATAACTTTGATAATTTCTCGTGTTCTCTGTCGTAAAAGGTTTCCATCGTAACTCGTCACCTCCACCTCAGTTTTTACTGGCGCGTCAATTCCATAGAGTTTTGCATCGCGCTCCAATATCTTGAGCATAACCTTAATTGCCTCGAGATCGCCTTTAACGACATCAGGCCAAATAGCAGTGAGAGCAACTTCGAGCCTCTGCCTATGCAACTCACGCATCTCAGCGCTAAGGGCATCATCACGCATACGCTCCATCGCTCGTTTGAACGCGGCTCGAGCGCCTGACTCATCTGCATAATTTAAGCGCTTGGCGATCTGATCGAATGTTGCTCCGCCTTGGCGATACTGAACAACCTGCCGCTCCTTCTCAAACAGAGCAGGGTCAATACTAATTACATCCGGATTATTTTCACCCATAAACGGATTACGATTCTTCGTTAGGTTGGAGCCCTGAAGTCGGAATTGCACCGCTATCTTCTAACAGGAAGTTAGACGCATCGCTGTTTATGCTTTCAGGGCGTGAACCTTTGTACATCCTAGCACCTGCCTTGTCGATCTCAGAGAACGGCAAGATAGGAACTGTGAGGCGCTCTTTAGCCGCAGGATCGAGGAAATAGACATACCTCAGTTGGAATCCCTCAGCCTTCTGTGCGCCAATACTGTTGAGGAACTTATGGCTTGACTCAGTGCCAACCTTGCCCCACTTTTTCTGCAACTCTGATGAAACCCCTGTGGTGAAGTTAATGTCTGCGGCATATTCGCCGTCAGGCAGTCTCCAAATAGTCTTGTTCTTGTTAATCTGAGTCAGCACGAAGCCTGAGGCGCGGTAGATCGTTCCATCTCCGCACTGAGTGCCATCGGCGAAAGAGATTACCCACTGCAAATGGGGAGCGTGCTTCTTGAGCATCTTAAGCGCTACGCCTATTGCGCGGGACTCACTGTTCTTAGGCAGGGCATCGCTAAAGGCCATCCGGTTTAATTCGATGAAGCCGTTCCACGGGGTATCTTTGACGAGCCCCTGAGTCTTGCGCTTATCCATAGACGGGCCAAATTGAAGCGCTCCCTCTAATTTCCCGTTATAGAAAACGCCGATGTGGATTTGGGAGTTTGGCGCGACCTTTTTACTGTAATGAATCTTCCGGACTAAGGCATTGGCCTCAGCGGAGGTGATCGGCTTTAAGATTATGTCTTTCGCGCTCATACCTGAGTCCCTAGGAATATCTCAGCCATCCGAGTCAAGGCGTTGCCATTCTTGTTCGTATTTTCCTCATCAGGGAATTCGCCCAACGCAAGGGAGGCAGAAATCGCGTTGTTCACGATTTCGACTTGCTCATGGCTCAGGGTAAAAGTGACTTGCTGAAATGGCGACTGCTCTTTAGTGGTCTTATCAAACGCATCTGACCAGTCATCGGCGGAGGCTTTAGCGACCTTCTCAAATCCTAGGCCTTCAATATCCCAACCAAGATCCTCAAGATCAACAAGTTGGTTAGATAGCGCGATCTCATCCCATTCGGCTAATTCAGCGGAGCGATTATCTGCGAGCGCATAAGCCTTGGCGGTCTCGGAATCCCAATCATCAGGACATACGCTTACTGCGATCTCTTTCCATCCGAGAGATCGAGCGGCTTCAAGCGTTCCGTTGCCAGCAATTACTACGCCATTATGAACAACGAGAGGTTTGCGCTGGCCAAACTTTTCGAGGCTGGCCTTAATCGCGGCAAGATTACGGCTCGAATGTTTCCTAGCGTTCTGTGGATCGAGAGTCAGGCCCCCGATTGCTACCGTTTCCAATTCCATTATTTACTGCCTCTAATCTAGCGTCAAGTAATGAATCCATCTCGCCCATCAGGAACGCCTTCCGCTGATGGGTGAGCCTATTTCCGTACCGATCCTTGAGCATAACGGCAAGATGGGCGATCGCTTCGTCTATATCGGCGAGCGTGATCACTTCCTTGTCGATAATCATGGGGATCATATTACCGTTTGCGGGCCTCGCGTTTTTCCCTATACGCCTTGATATCTTCAGCGCGATAGAAAACAGATTTTCCTTCTTTTTTCACCCATGCAATAGTTTTACGAAATTGCAACTGACGAAGATTGTTGATCGTAATCTGTAAGTGATCGACAACCTGTTGCGAGTTCCAGAGTTCATCTACCATGATGGCATTTCCTCAACCTGAGTAAATGATGATTCCTTAGGCTTTGTGCGCGCCTTTAGATAAAAATCTGTTCCAGAAATTTCAAGTGAGATTTTTTTCTCGCCATCTTTTGTCGTATAAGTTGATTGTGCCAATCGGCCAACGACTGCGATGCGATCTCCTTTTTGGAGATTCTCGATCACTGCATCTGACTTGCTATTCCAAAAAGTAACTCGGAACCAAATTGTTTCGCCATCTTCATACTGGCCATTGACCTTCTTGCGCGGCGTATGGGCTAACGAGAACGATGCAAGCACTTCGTCCTTGAGCATTTTAATTTCCGGATCTGACCCGAGATTGCCTTCGATAATGATCTGATTCATTTAATTGCCTTTCCTGTTGGATCGCTTACATTACATTACTTGAACGCTTCCGTCATTTTTCAAGATTACCCACTTGCCATCAGGTTGCAGAAATGGCTCGGCCTCCGGATCTGCCCAACTACTGACCATCCACCCTTTATCCGTTGCGATAGATGGGTTCTTATGAATTGAATTAGTCCCGAGGTTATGGCACTCATGGTGAACGCGGATCAAATTAGAAACGGAATCCTTGCCGCCTCGGGACTTTAATTTTCTGTGGTGGAGCGCCATAGACTCAAGGGCAGGGCCACCGCAGGTTTCGCAGTAATACCCCGCCCTTGCCTCTACAAGCGCAACGATTTTTTGATCCACCTAGTACCAGCCGTATCTCATCTCGTGCCTCCATGCGGCGCAGGGAGAGCCGTAACGGACCTTAATATAGTGCAGGCCGTAGTCGATCTGAGTCATTGGGCTTTTAGGCTTGTATTCGAACTTGTAATTACCCCATGTGGTCGGCAGGAATTGAGCGATACCGAACGCACCGGAGGATTTGTTCAAGGCTTTAGCGTTCCAGTGCGACTCCTGTGTCCACAATTTATCGAGGCACACGAATTGACCCATGCTTGGCACTTTCATGTGAGCGTAAAGTTTTGGGTGCATGAGAAACGAGAGGCTTTCACGCGGAGCGTTTGCCGCCTGCGCTACAACCGTTTGAAAAGATCCCACCAAGATGGCTACTAAAAGGATCTTTCCTTTAGCCCTTATCGGGCGACCTTACCCCGATTCGTGCAGACTTGGCAGGCGTTACCCTCGTAAATCCATTCACCACATTTGTGGCGGCTTACTTTTGTATCATCCATTTTCGTACATCCTTTCGGGAGATAGCGGACTGTCTAAGTTTAGCGGCTATTTACTTCCGCCCCATCCGTCGCCTTTGAAGGAAACGCCGAAGGACGAGAAGATCCGCTCCATCTTTCCGCAACATTCGGGTAATTCGGGCGTGGCATGGATTGAGGCGCTAACCTCATAGATCCTAAAACATCCATCGCACTTGTACTCATATACGGGCATTAGTGACCTCTTGTTGAAGTGAGAATCGTAACGATATTAAAAATTATGGCGATAATGCTTAATACGATTGGAATTGTATGATCGTGATCTCTTGTGTCGTATCCCATTACTGTAACTCCTTCTCAATGGCTTGAATGGTTGGGCAGGGATAAGGAAGTTGATAAGCACCTTCGTTTGTCCATTGTTCGCAAGCATTACATTTCCCTTCAATCGGCTTATGCAATTCCAATACAGCACGAAGGGCATCTTTCATAAAGATACCGTCAACAACTGTAAAGTTGTTTATACTTGCCAGCAATTCATCGTGTGTCATCGACCCGTTACCGCCCATACGAAAGACTCGTAATCTTCCCGCGCTTGATCGTGATCTTCTCTAGGGTTTTCAGGTACTAGCGAAGTAATTGCCTCAGTATGACAACAAGGGGTCACAAAGTAATTTTCTTCTTCGTTAAACATCATCTCAGGAATTGTCCATAGATCGTTGTTTGAACACCAACCACAGGTGAACTGGTCTGAGTCGTCATAGTCGTACTGCGCGTAATACACCGCAACAAGAACCGGCGTTGATTTCGTCAACTTGCCGCATTTATTTCCGCAAGTTGGAATGTTCATCATTTCATCGTATCGCATTAGAGACCGCCTTCGCACTTGATCATGTCGCCCCAACAGTAGCCTGAGCCTGTCCACCAAATGTGATTGACGATAAAGTACGCGCCGATCAAGGCAACGATCGCCAGCGTTCCGAATACCACCCGGCGGCGAATTACATATTTACGATCCATCTTCTTAATCATCCCAATCAACTCCTTTTTTTAGTAGGTCAACGCTTATTTTTAGCGAGCACCATTCGCACTCGTAGATCGCCTCATCATCTCCGACGAGGTTAATTATCAAGCGGTTCACAAATCCGCCCTTAGTTCCGCACCAAATGCAATTCATAAGGTCACATCCTCATCCCAATCGGGAGTCTGCTCAAGCCACAAGATAATGCAGAAAAGTGCGGTAACTGTCGCCAGCCCTAATCCGATGATCTCAATCATTGAAGGATCCCTCCATAGTTTGTTGTGATCATGTAACTATCGTCAGCGGTATCCCAATAAATCCGATACTCATGGCCAAGCGATTCAAGAAATGCTTTAATGAATAATACCGCCGGATAATCCTGAGCCCAGTAAGCGCGCTCGAAGGAGTAATCGACTTCCGTGTCTGGTTGAGCGAAATCAACATCCTCGAAGCGGCCTTCTTGCTCTCTCCATGCGCTCGCCGTTGATTTCCAGTTAGTCGAATTGACTGTTAAGTGATCAAAATCGTTGCTAGTAATTCTCATGCTTTTACCGCCCATCCTGTTGAGTGTGTTGTTCCGCAATTCAAGCAAGTGCCTGAGCGAATGTCGTAATCTTTGCCGCAAGTGCATCCGGCCGCGCTTACGATTGGCTCGCCCTTGTGGAAGTCATAGTGGAGAAACAATTGGTATTGCTTTGCAAATTTCTTGCCGCAGTTGAAGCACTCGTACTTCATGTTATGCCCCTGCCTTTTCCACTAAATCCCGCGCCTTTGCGATTTCATCGTTCCAATTTAATGAAAGTTGATGATTAAGATTTTCTAAAATTTCTTTCATTGTGATCATGTTATGCCACCGCCTTTTCCTGAGCAGGGAAGATGTAGGACATACGGCTTACGATTTGGCATCCATACATTCGAGGCATACCGAAAAACGATCCGAAGGCATAAAGTCCAGTTTCGGCTAATTCGTAAGTTTCATTGTCGTTGTATTCTTTGCCTGAGATCTCTTCAAACTTTGCGATGAGATTGGCTTTGTATTCCTTTGAAACTTCGCGGTTCGTGAAAACAAAATCCGCTCCAAAATGAACCTCTGTTGGAAGATCGTCGCCCTCAAGGATAATGAGCGAGTTGTGGTAATCCTTCATGTCGGTCATTCCGTCAAATGATGCGCCTTGGTAAAACTTTGAGATTGCATCTACTTCGCTTTCCATTGGTCCGTCAATCCATGAAATGTGGATCGAGGATCCGCCTGAATATGAGTGAGAGCGAACCGAAAACTTAGTTGAAGGGAAAGAATTTTTGAGAGCCTTGCGGATCATCTTCGCGGTATCTGTTGTTGAGATACTTGTTGCCATTTGCTTGCCTTCTTCCTGTTTGGGGGCTGATGCCCTGTTAAGAAGAACTGTAGCCCATAAATTACGGTCTAGGGGTCAATTTGGCGTTATTTTTGGAAAATTTTTATGTCCGCTCCGGCTTCATCAGAATAGACTTTTACGGCTTTTATGTCTATTACTTGCGAATCGTCCGCATAACAGATCCCCGTAAGCGCATCAAGAACGCCACGGATGTATTTATCGAGGTCGGGAGCCACAGTCGGGAACTCCCTTTTCACTGTTTTAGGCCTCCGGACTCGGAAAATGATCTCAATCCCGATCCCGCCCTCAACAGGCTTGGCTCCGGCAAATCGAGCCGAAAGAGCCACTGTGGAGCGCCACACGGCAAGGGCTGAGCCCTGAGAGTGCAGAACATGGCCGTTGATCACCTTCATCGAGCCCTGTGGCACAGGAGTGCCATCGCAGGAAAAGGAGATCATCCGGCTAATTCTAGCCGAGCAACGCGATGTGATCTGTGACCACAGAATGAACTACCTTGGTGCCATCGGTCAAATAAAGATCGTAAGTGCCAGTGTGATCCGGCCCCTCGATATCCTTGACGATCATCGCTTCCCCATTATGAAAAACGCGGTCGCCAAATTGAACTTTGTCCGGTGTAACGATAGTCATAACTTCCCCTCTCGGTTCGTAATGCTTACGATAATAGTAACAGATTACTTACGAATTACGGCGAACTTGGTCAAGAAATGCCCTGACCGATTCGGGCATTGGAGCCCCTTCTACCCGATCCTCTTCGGAGAATCTAGGCGGGACTATGGTTGGGGTCGTGATCGGCTCCCTGAAGCCACCCTGTGGCTTTTTAAGGGGTAACGGGGAGTCAAGCCATCGGTCGCCATTGAGCCAAGTCGAAGGATGAGCAGTAAAGGCCGGATCCCGATTCGGATCTCGAGCATAGCGATCAGCGCCTTCGACGATCACCTCAACCGTTGTTTTCTTGATCGCCTTGACCCACGCCTTCATCGCTGAGCCTTTTCCAACCTTGATCGGATAGACCGCCCAAAACTTCTCGAAATCTTCACTGTATATATCTTTTTTTGTATCTGTATCTGTATCTGTATATACAAGCGTTTGCTCAACATTCGCACTGCGATCGCTTAGCGAACGCTTAACGAACGCACTACGAGCGCTTGTTGAGGCCTTCTCTGATTTCTCTCGAACTTTCGCCAGATCATTCTCAACTCTTGCATGAGTCCAAATATCTCCGTCAATCCAGAAAAACTCCGCCAGAATCTCTCGATTGTCTTCCCATTCCTCCGGAGTCATTCGAGCAACTGTGGCTAGGCGTTCGCGGCTATTGTTGAGCGGCTTGCCCTGTTGCCAGTAATTCATCAGTAGTAACATATACGCGCCATGCTGAACGGCGTTGAGATGGGCGGTATCAGCAAGATAATCGTTCACATACAGTTGCATATAAGGCAGGGAATTCATTTACTCCCTCCCGACTGACTGCATAATCATTTGTTTAGTTATCCCGTATCGCTCAAAATCTTTTATGACTTTGTCGCGAACCGATGATTTGTTGTGGCTCAATAGAGATTGCCTTTCGTCGTTAGTCATTCCGCCCCAAACTCCGTATTGTTCTTGATTGGTGGCGTACTTTAAGCATTGACTCCAAATTGGGCAAGGAGCGCAGGTGAAGCGGAAAACATCTATGTCGATCAACTTTGATACGCCTCGATCCTCGATCTTGTAGAAAAAGTTTGTCGGCAAATCCTTGCAAGCGGCTCGATCCCAATCGACATCCATGTAGGTCGGATTTTCATAATTATCAACAAGGGCATCAAGTTGATCGCGATCATAAGTTCCGTCCGCAAATTGGTGGATCTCGTACTTTTTAATCCACCTGTGAATTGTCCGTTGCGTGACTCCGTATCGGCTGACCGCTTCGGAGATTGTTATTTTGATGAGCAACCGTTTACTCCTGTCGCATCGTAATAATCACAATAAGAGCGGCAAAAATAAACATCTTTTTCAGGTTCCGGAACTTCGCCGTTCGCCGCCATTTCTTGAAGATTGGCAATCCACGCCAAGCCTTGCTGAGCCATCTCGGGATCATAAGGCTCGGTGTGTTCTCGAACATCTTCGGATTCGCCATCACGCGCCACTGCTACAAGGGTGACTGTTTCTACCGGATAGCCATTCTCACTTACAAGATAGCCATAAAGTTGAACCTGCATCCTTTGTTGGAGCGAAGGAAAGTAGCGAAGGGACTTTTTCTTTGTTGTTTTCCAGTCCACGATCTGTTGTTTATCTTTAATGTAGAGATCGACATGGCCCCGCAACCCTTCGATTGCGAACTCCTGCTCGATCATAAAGTTATCCCCGAACGGATCTTCTCGCTTGATCGCTTCGGCAATTCCGGCGTGAATAAATGTCCCGAGTATCGCGGGTAATTTATCCGTTGGATTTACCTTCGGGGCCTGCGTGATATTCATAAACACGCGCCGCTTACAATCGCCAACGGCTGACGGACCGATGTCGATTTGTAAAGATCTGTCGCGCTGAGCATCATGTCCGGCCAGCGCTCCAACCAACATTTTCTTAATATCGCTCACGAAGCATCAAATCCTGTGCGAACCGAAGTTCCGATCGAGCGAGCAATATCTACCTGAACTCTAAGGCGAGCCACATTTGCCCGATTAGCCTTGACGGTCGCTTCAGATTCGGCAAGCGCCATGTGAGAATCTTTGTTATCAAGGAGTGCAATATCTTCGCGCTCCTGCACCGTGTAATTCCTACCAGTAGGTGAAGATATTTGCGCTAACCCCATGCGGGAAGTAGCCATCGCAACTTCGTAATATGCCTTGTGTTGATGATAAGCGGCTTCAGCATCTACGAGATCGTTGTGCGCCTCGTCGATTAACTTGCTGAGATCCTTGAGGCGGGTTTCAACTTGCACAGGGGTGACTACGCTCACTTTTTCTCACCTAACGCAATCTGAGCGCAAATATCCTGCACTTGCAGAGCGACATTCTCGATACCCGCTTTGACGATCACTTTTCGATTATTAGTGAAATCGAGAGCGCAGATCTGATCGTAAATATCGAGGCGGATCTCTGCCTCAAGGCGAGCCGTCATCTTTGCAAGTTGCTGAGCGAGGAACTCGTCAGTTTTTGCTCCGAGGATTAACTTGCCGTTGTTGATTTCCCAGTGTTGTTTAGTTTTGCAAAACAGTTTCATAACATCATCCCATTCTCGGCGTATCGCCATACGATGCACCGGTTGCCTTTTTCGTTATCTCTAGTTGTGCCGCTATCTATTACGAAGCCATCTGTTACGAGGGATCCGCGAATCGGTCGTACTGTATTGCCATCTAAGTGGAGATACTTCTCGATCTCATTATCAGTTAAGCCGGTGAGTCCTCGGTTGATGAAAAGTTCATAGACTTTGCGGCGAAGTGATCCAACTTTCGGCTCGATCTTCTCCCTTGCCTCTATTGAGGTGCGTTGTGTCGTCATCCTGCCAACTCCTGAACTCTTCGATTGAGCGCGTCCTTTAGCGTTGTGCCTTTGATCGAGAAGTCTAAAAAATCCTTCTGTTCTGCCCATATTTCACGAAGTCGGGAAACTTCGTTGGTTTTGTAGATCTCATCCAGAACAATCTCAAGTTTGTCCAATTCCTCCGGAGTTAATGTGCGAACCGCGTAAAGATTCTTTCGAGGATTCTTTTCATAGCGCTCAACCTTTTCCATCTCTTCGCGTGATGGGCGCTTATTGCCGGAGAAGATAAAGTTGGCGAGTGCGCGGCCAATCGCTGAGGTTTCGCATACTTCGAGAGCGGAAGTCTTGGTGACCATTGAAGAGCCAACAATCTCCTCAGCCATTCCGCTAGTCACGGAGCGCTGATCTTCTCGATCGGTGTAGATCCAAGCCTGAACAATGAATCGAGAATCGTCGTTGTGCATAATCTGGGTATGAATTCGCCCGTTTGGGAACTGCTCCCAAAACTTTTTGATTCGAGATTCGACTGTGTCGTAATCCTCGAGGTTGAAGCGACCCGCCATTTATTTGCCTTCCTTTTCTAGTTTGGTTTTCTTGGTTGTTTTCTTTGCGTACTCGATAGCGACATCGACCAATCGCATCCCGTAAAATTGTTTTGCATGGCTATAAGGAACTCCGACCAATCCATCGGTGAGTTGATAAGCCTCAAACTTTGTAATGAGATCAGGCACTCCGAGTTCGCGCCACTGCATTAGATACTTAAATGCTTTTTGACCTTCGCGTTTTGTGTGAGTCATGTTATGCACTTACCTTAATCTCAGACCAGCACCATGAGCAAAATCCCTCACGGGTTGGGCGGGGAGTTCCTTGTGTGTTGGCGATGGAATTCCAATTCTTAGCCTGAGAGTCTAAGCACTCAGGACGATCGCAAACTTGTAAAGATGCACCCATTTCAGCGCGCTGAATATATTTTCCGTTAATGCGAAGATTGGTATCCAATTCACCGCATAGCATTTGGCTAAGGTTTAGAATGAACTCGCGCTTTTCTTCGCTTGTTGCTTTGCTTTCAGATTGAACATTGAGTGCACGGATAATAAGATCAAGTTCTTCCGCTGTAAGTCCTACGCTTGCCTTGAACATTTTGTTGCCTTTCTGTTGGGATCCGTTCTCTCGGATCTGTTAAAAGGAACAGTAGCCCATAAATTACGAAAAGGGAAGATCCTGCCCATTTCTGCCCGTCGGCGCGGCGCGGGGATTTATGCGAGGATTGAGCCATGATCCGAGTCCAAATCTCCCTGTGGAGCCTTGCCGTCATGGTTGAGGCTGAATTGAAGTATCCCGATCAGATCGACGATATTGTTAACCGCGCCTCTACACTCTTTGTAACGGGGCTTATGGCGGCCAAAAATCAGGATCTAGACATCACACAAGTCAATTTTATCGACCTCGGGGATGAATCATCCGCCGAAGAGGATTAGACGAATTGGGTGAAAATGTCTATATTTCCGCCCGAGAAATTGTCGCATTGGATGGCCGCTTCGATCGCTTTTCTAACCAAAACTGCCGCAACTTCAGGGAATTCCACATCCTCCGCGCCTAGAGCCTTGAGCGCTCCGAGAGCATAATCTCCGCCGGATCCAGCCCTGTAAAGTTTGCTTGTCGATGTTTCCCACGAATAATCATCTGAAACCTTGAATATCTGCCCTCGGACGGCAACTAACAAATTGTTATCGAGGCGGACTGTTTCATCTTCTTTTTTCCACTCAGATCCGGCGTCTAATAATTTCCGGCGAAGGGATGGAATGAAGAGTCGAGTCATATAACTTTCCGGCGATCCACGGAATCGAGGCGCAGTCCATCCATGTTCGAGGATATTCAATCCGCGAACGGCACCTGAACCGGCAATAAAAGTCGGTCCGTTTTGGAAAATCTTAGGATCTCGGACATAAATGAATTCACCGTTTGTATCACTTGCCTTTGAGTCGGCTCCTAATACGCACCAGCCGTCGCCTTGAATTCCTACGAGGGTAGTCATTACTCAAGCCACAACCGGTATTCGGAAGTTACGCGACCCTTCTCAGGATCAACGAAGTGCAAGCGCTGAGAGGCTTCGCCATTTGCGGCAAGAAGATCACGAGCGTATCTGTTGCCAGTCTCAACTGCTCCGGACATAAACACAGATCCTTCGCCGTTGGCCATATTCCACGACTGATGCTGATGGTAATGACCGATATAGAGGTCGCGAAAATCAAATCCCTTAGTGATCTCATCAACTTCATCGAAGAACTTATACGCGCCGGATTTCCAACGATCGGCAAAACGCACGATTGTTGATGCGGTTCCCCAACGGATTTCGTCTCCATGAATGAGCAACGCTTTATAGTTTCCAATAGTCACGCGCTGAATGTCCTCCTTGGTCATTTGCCAAGTAAGGCGCTTCTCATCTCTAAGTGCTTGCCCTGCGAACATATAAGTCAATTTGTCCCAGTTAATATCTTTAGGCAATTCGCCAAACTTTCCAATGCGACCGTGGTTGCCCGGTTCGCAAATAACTGTAACTTTCTCAAAATTAGCAAGAAGTGTGCGAACTATGTCGATCAAAATACGCGAAGCCTCAACAAATTGAGTCATGATGTCTGAGTCAACTTCATAAACTTGCGCAGGGAAGATTGTTGTATTTTCAACAATATCTCCGCCAAGCATGAGGACAATCTCTTTGACCGGATGATCTGCTCGCTGAATGTCTGCAATCCGGATTGTTTTTTCAACTGATTGCTTTACAAGGCGCTCGCACTCTTTAGTGTTATATGTGAGAGTTTGCTTGCCTAATTGCCAGTCAGTCGAATGTAGAAGGGCAACCTCTCCTCGTTTCTTTCGAGAATCTTTAATAGGAGTTGGAACGGGCAAAACCGGCCCATGTGACAACATCGCATCATGGGCGGCATTAACTACGGCTTGCGTAAAGTCTTCTTTGTTTCTTTTAAGATCAGCAATAGTTTTCTGAGATCTTAAAAGGGCTCTGCGAAGTTCATTAACATCTTGCGATTCCGGCTCGGGGATATTTTTTAGTCGGTCGCTGAGGCTCATTCGATCCCCATTATGTCTTTACCGTGTTTCGTGTAACCCTCTTTATCGAGCCACGAATCATTTTTGTAAGGGTTGTAGAAAAGACGAACGGACTTAAGTGCATCCATCATCAACGCAACTTGATACGCAGGAATATCGTCCTCAAGTTTTAAGAATCCAGCCCATACGCGACCAATAGCAGTGAACTCAATAAACGCGTCGCCGTACTCATCTAAGCGTTCTTCGAGGATTTCATCTACTCGACTACGGGGCATTTGCATCGTCCATTTCTATGATTGTTGAAAGTAACTTCAGCGATGTGATAACCCTCAGACCTAAGAGCGGCTACGAGTGTCATAGACGGAGTGCCTTTTTTAATATGATCAAGGAGATCTTTGCGATCTACTTCGTCCAGCATCTCGAGAATAATTGCGAGAGTGCATTTGCTTTCAGATTTGGTTGTGTGTCGTTCAATAGAATCGGCTAGCGCCATAGTTGCCCCCTTATGAGAGAAGCGTACCGAGAAAAATCTTGAGAAGCGAGTAGAAACGCTAAAAAGAAAAGAGCCGCGGCGAATAATTTTTAGGGTTATTCGAGGCGGCTCAGTCTTGCACTCATGGTCAATAAAGTGCTACCGGCACTCTAGGGTTTTTTCCGGTGTGAATCCGTATTCAGTTTTTATGCCATTTGACATTAAGTTCAGCCTAGCAGAAAACCCTGTCGCTAATTAGCACGGGCTATCGAAGCCAGTACGACAGGGTTCTCGCGGTCAGCCATCGAAATGAACTGAGGGTGTTAATTCTATCGTACCGGAATATGTGGATAAACACATATTCAAGCATTACCCCTGAACATTGTTCACATAAGGCGTGATGATGTGAGATTCCGGCAACACATCCGGACTTGATGGGGGATTGTGTGGCACAGAACTACCAGCAAGGGCGGCACCTGCGGCAACGATCAAGTGATGAGAGTCCATCGCATACCCACTATTTGCCCACGCCGCCATAAATCCAGCACTCCCGAGAGCAATCGCCTTCGGGTTGGTTATCGGTACACGAATCATTGGATCCCCTTTACGAGTAAGGCATAAGTCACCTGATCCAGTATCCCAGTAACGGGGAGTCCAACTTTCTTCTGATACAACTTAACGGCGGCAAGATCAGCCGCGGTGAAAGTCGAGTTCTGAGCCACGGCAGGAATCAGTCCGGCGTTATAGAGAGCCTTTTCGACTATCAGTTCGGCGGCGGTTTTCTTCCCTACCACTAGATCCGATGCCTTCCACGCTGGCGCAGAGGCGGTTGTGAGCGGTTTAGCAGGTGGGGTCGTAGTGCTTTGATGGATAGCCACTCCGCCAGCCCCTAGAGCCGTTGTGGCGGCGGTTCCAATGGCTAAAGGTTTGTTAGTTCCGAGAGAGGTAGTTGGCTTGAGCGGAGTTTCATACTCAGGGCGCACTATCGCCAGCACATAGAGGTAAGAGCGATGCCGAAGATAAACCCCGTGTCCGTTGTATTGAGATACATCCGTCATGTGCTCCGGTCCAGTATTTCCGCCAACGGTAGTAATTCCATCTCGAGAAGCATTAACGATGATCTCAACATGGTCGGCTATTCCATTACCAGCCCACGAGAAGAAAACTAGATCTCCCGGCTTTCCTTCATATTTATTGACCACGCCCTTGCGTTGCTGAAACCACGAAAGTCCGGCAGGGCAATACGAGAACCCTTTAGGAGTTTGAGCGGCTACGAGATGAGAGAGATCATTTTGCGCGAATACCCACGATACGAACATAGCGCACCACGGCTCGTTTGGAACTCCATACCAATCGCCATACGGGTTGGCATCAGTAGTGCCACCGTAAAAACCGACCTGTTTTTGTGCAGTCGTCACAATATCGAGCGCGTTAGCCACGATGCACGACCCTAAACATTACGAAAAAAGTTGTGAGGATAAATACGCCGTGCAATAGATCTGCCTTGCGATTCATTTTCTCCCCTTAAATAAAAATAGCCCCGACCCCTAAAGATCGAGGCTATCTAATTTTACTACTTTGCTGGATCTGCCTTAGGAGTCTCGGCGGCAATCACTTTATTTGCCTCAGCAAGTGCGGCATCTACCGCAGGTGCTACGAGAGTTGCAGGCGCGCCAGTTGCTTTAGAAATCTGATTGACCAATGACTTCGGATTAACTCGAGCGGCGAGAGGAACTAGCAATCCGCCAACGAGCGCGGCGATAACAAGATCCTTTGTTGTGATGTGTGGGTTGTATTGGTAAGAACCGTAGCCAGCGGCGACAATTCCATAGCCATAGTGCTCGATAAGAGCCTTTTCCTTAGGCGTTAGGTTGAGGTTCAACTTTGCCATCTTTGTCCTTCTTTCCAATTAGGTTGCGAACATATTTTTCTGCTTCGAAATCACTAGCCGAAGCGTGGTGGATTCCGCCGACTCCCCTATGATGCTTTTCGCAGAGCCATAAAAGATTCGCTCCTGATTCTACCCACTTTCCTACCTCATCGGGGTTGCTGATCCCCGGATAGTCAATCTCGAGCCATTTAAGATCGACTCCATTTTGTAGGCTGAACTCAACATGGGCGTGGTGTAACTCTAAGCCTCCGGCGCACTCAGAGAAGTCGGCTCGGTGCTCTCCGATTGAGCATTTAGCCGAATCCTTTGTGGCGTTGCGGTACGCATTAAAATCCCGATAGTGGGGATCCGTTTCTCGCGCTTCGTGCGGAGGATAGTGAACAACATAATTGTTCGTAATCGCTTGATCGTGGGCATCCATTAAATATCGAGTTTGGTTTTGATTACGGCTTGATTAACTTGTAATTCGTGAAGTGCCACATCTTGACGGTTTAGTTGATCCTTAATAGATCCCCCACCGTTTTCGTACATCTGATATTCGATTTTGTCTAAACGCTTATCCATCTTGTTGAACTTTTTGTTAATCCAGAAAATCGGCGCTCCTATAATTACCACGCTTTCCAAAACCGCCCATATAGCGTTCGAAACCGTGTTCGCGTTATTCCAAAATAGCATCGTTGCGCCCTTTCGGGTTATTGTTTAGACGAGTGTGATCGTTCTAATTGTACCGTTCGCATCGACAATTTTCAGAGTGTTAGTTGTGGAGTTGAGCCACATATCACCCTTGCGAGTATTGGTTGGATCAGTAGCGACAACGGGAACAGTGAAGCGACCTGCGGTTTCTAATTTATTTAGGCGAGCGTCAAGGTTCTGAAAGAGATCACGCAACGCAGGTGGAAAATTAACATACGGCATTTGTTACCTCAGTTCGAAGTGGTTGTAAGAGTTAAGGTTACGCGCTCCGGTCCATTTTCGCCCGGCGACACATTAAGCCCAATGATACGGAAGTTACCATCGAACTCAGAAGGATAGAACGGATCCGTAATAACTACGCGAGCCTGATCTCCGAGATTGTAAGTTCCGAATACAGGATCGGCATAAGGCGGTGCGACAACTTGTAATGTCTGCGGAGGATAAGAAGCGGCTAATACTTGACCATTTGCCAATCCGGTAAGCAAGGTTGAATCCGTAATATTGGAATAGTTAGTTGCATCCTCAAGGAGCGGCCAGCCCGATCCGGTTTTTGTTGCATCTGTTCCAGTAGCGATTAACTTGCCTTCGTTAGATCCGGCACCCGTTGCGTACACGGTATTAACGGCTTTCGAGCCATCCTCTTTGTAGTTATATTGCACGATATTTCCGGCAGGGAGGATGAAGGTAGGAACGCTTGCGGAAGTAGCAGAATAGGTGTTGCCTAGTCGTGGATAACCTAGTTGAAGGGTTTTCGTGGGGTTTCCATCGCCATCGTAAGCAACCTTAATGTTGAAGTCGAAGCCGTTGTTATTCTTAGCGAGATCAGAGAGCGCATTAAAATACGACTTCAATTCATAAGAATAATAAACTTGCGACACAGTAACACCCGAAGTATTTGACGGGATAATCACGCCAAGATTTCCATACGGGACGGCTTGAGCGGCTTGGATCAACTGTTGAGCGACGGTAAGTTGATCCACATTTGAGTAAGCCTGAGTCGTTGTGATTCTTCTACGCTCAAAATAAGATTCGAACTCTCGAGCCGTAATCTTTAGGTGTTGATTTGACGAGTCGTATTCTCTGCCCCAAATAATTCCGCCCCATACAAGAACGCCGGAGCGATCTACATAGACGGCGCAACGACCCGGAATCGTAGAGTTCAGGACATTTAGCCCCGCACTATTAACACCGGATAAAAGGAGATCTCCCGTAAAAGTACCAGCCGCATTAAGTTGCTGAGTGAAATTAACATTTGTTAAAGGCAACTCAGCGAGGATCTGATTAGTCAGAACATCGGCAAGAAGGTAGCGGTAGTAGGTCGTAGCCATAGGGCTACTTTACTGGGTCTATGGGAGTTGCAGGTGCTACGAACTCATCCTTAATTGGATCATAAGAATAACCCATGCCGGCAAATTTGCCTCGAAACTTCCCGTTAAAAGAAGTTTGAAGCCACTTACCCTCGAACCCTGATTCAACAAGAACTGCTTGACCTAATTTTTCCGACTCAGGAAAGTCAATTTCTTTGTCGTGATCTTTGTGATATTCCTCTTGATAATCCCAATGATCTTTGCCAATGCAACCACCGATTGCACAATTTGATAAAGTAATTACTTGTTCGACAATGTTGTCTGAGTTTATTTTTGCGAAGTGTGCCATTGAATTATCCAATCACTACTACGACATAACCCGAACCGCCAGCGCCAGCAGGGTAAGTGTTATTGTATCCGCCACCGCCGCCACCACCTGTGTTTGCGGTTCCCGAAGTTCCCGAAGATGTAGTAGTTCCGCCGTTTCCACCTCCACCTGTGCCACCAGTTCCGCCCGCTCCGGTTCCGGCAGATTCTCCGCCACCTCCGCCAGCATAAGTTACCGAAGATCCAGTAATGGAATTAGAAAGACCCGAGCCTCCTGCTCCGCCTGTATATGGGTTTGCATTTATTCCAGCAACTCCGGCACTTCCTGCTCCACCACCACCTGCGGCGTTACCAGCGTTTCCTGTGCCTCCGTTATTTCCAAAACCTACCAATCCAATCCCTCCGGTCATACCTACTCCGCCGCCACCACCTGAGCCCCCGTTACCCGGAGTAAATGTATAAGTTGACCATAAAGTACCGCCACCACCACCACCCGGCATCGCGTAATTTCCAATTGCAGATGCTCCACCGCTTGCGCTACCTGAACCTCCACCAGCGCCGACCGTGACGGTTAAAGTTCCGGTCGGTAAAAATACGCTTGTGTTGTATAGATAACCTCCTGCTCCGCCACCCCCTGGTGTTTGACCTCCAACTCCACCGGCACCTCCTGCGCCAATTAGTAAGAGTTCAACATATCCAGCCGTACCAATAGTGATCGAACCCGAACCTGTGTATTTGATAATTGTCTTGCCCGGGCGTGAAGATGTATCGATCGTTGGTGATCCGGTTGTCGCAGTATAGGTAGCCTTACCAATACCACCACCACCAACAGGGTTAAAGAACGGACTCACAGTTGCCTCCTTATGCGTACTTGATTGGTCCAGCGGCGAGAACAGTAAATGCCGCAGATCCAGTCTTGAGAACGGTAAATGAATAAATATCTACTGCGCTTGCGTTACCAGCCGAAGGAGCAGTACCACCTGACCACTTAGGAGTAACGGCTGATCCGTCAACCTGAACGGCGTTCACATAATACGCAGTTGTGTTAGTGATAAGCAAGGAGAAAGTAATTGCTTGACCAGTAGCCATCGCGGTGTTCAGGGTCGTGCCTGATGCGTAAGTGATATTAAGCGTACCGTTTGCAGTCGAGGCAGTAGTTAAATAATGAACTGCGTTGTTAGTTTGAAGATATGCGGTATATCCGGCAAAGTTTGTTGCGTTGATATACCAAGCCTCAACAGGATAGGCAAAGATTCCACCGTTAATTGCTGGCGTTGTAAGAGTCTTATTGGTAAGCGTATCGGTTGTTGCACGACCTACGAGCGTATCCGTAGAAGTCGGAAGCGTAAGGGTTCCGGTGTTAGAAATTGTTGAAATGATCGGGGAAGTCAGAGTCTTATTGGTAAGAGTATCTGTTGTATTTCTAGCGACTACGGTATCAGTCGCATCGGGAAGCGTAAGAGTCTTGGCAGTTGTAAATGATGTAGCGAGGATGCCTGTTACGCCGGTTGTTTGACTAGCAAC